CAACCTGCTTTGCCCTGTTGTCGCCAGCGTTCCAGGTGGGTTGTTGAATGTCATGCCGGTGTGCTGCGTCAGTCCTGCAGCATTACGGAGCTGGCGAGCTGCAGCAGAAAAGCATGAGCAGGCATCGCTGTTATTGAACATCGTCGAGCTGAAATCCGACTCGGCAGGAATGCTAAACGGGCGGCCAGTTGCTGTCGATTACGGAACTTACTGAGGGGTAACACATGGCTAACTTTCTGTCTGTAACCGGCTGTCAGCACCTGGATGAGGGAGCGAAACGGATCTACCACCTGACCAACAAGACTTCGGTGATCGAGTATCCGCGTTTGCCTGTACGTTCTCGCTTTCAGTTCTATGACCCACGCGGCAATAAGGTTCACACCAACGCCGAACGCGTCGCGATGAAACAAGCTATTGAGCGTCATAAAAAACTCTGGAGGTTCGAATGAACAAAGATAACAGCATTGAAATCATCGGGTGCTTTACCAGCGGCACCTACATTGCCCGATACCAGGGTAAACAGGCCAGCAACACCGCCAGCGCAAAAGGCGCTGTCCATCGGCTGGCGGGCAAGATTTTTGGCCCCCTGCAACGTGTGACAGTCACGCGGATCAGCACCGGCCGGGAACATGCGGCCGGCACTTTTCGGGTCACTGTCGATGAAACCCAAAAATGCCGCCGTTGTGGCTGCACCTGGCGCAATGCGTGCGCCGGGGGGTGCCACTGGGTCAGCCCTGATTTGTGCAGCGCGTGTGTCGATTCAACGGATTCCCCGGAGGTAACCGATGAGCAATGAAACCCTGAACATTCGCCAGCAGTTCGCCAGCGCAGCTATGCAGGCGCTGGTGATTAGCGGCCTGAATACCGGAGCCTGGGCCGATTATGCCGATATGGCTAAATCAGCCTACAACATGGCCGATGCCATGCTGGATGCCGATCTGCTGACGAACTGCGTCGAGATCAAGCTGCAGTCGGCCAAATACCCGTATATCCGCACTCACAGCGGCCACCATTTTTATTATCAAGCCATCAGCCAGGATGCGATTGAGATCGACGACATCGCGCAAGCGCTGTCGAACATCTGTCGCTTTGCCGGTCATTTGGATGATTTCTACAGCGTGGCGCAGCATTCCGTGCTGGTCAGTCGCCTGGTGCCGCCGGAATTGGCGCTGGAGGCTCTGCTGCACGATGCCTCAGAAGCCTACTGCCAGGACATCCCGGCACCGCTCAAGGCACTACTGCCGGACTACCGCGACATAGAGGCATTGGTCGATAACGCTATCCGCTCTTTGTTTGGGCTGCCGCTGGAGCATAGCCCCGAGGTTAAGCACGCGGATCTGGTCATGCTGGCGACCGAACGGCGCGACCTGGGCATTGATGATGGCGACAAGTGGGACATTTTGGACGGCATCGCGCCGACTGATGCGTTTGCCATCCATCCACTTAACCCACGCCAGGCACGCCAATTGTTCATTGCCCGATTTAATGAGCTGTGGCGCATCCGGGTTGAGCAACGCCGGCAAGAGATTTTTGGGGATACAACACCATGAAAAATGTCCTGCGCAAAACCAGCGCCAAAGACTTTAACCGGCGTTTTCCGGTGGGTTCGCGGTTTCGCTACTACCCCGTTGTAGGCGTGCCTGACTGCGAAGAAGTGGTGACGCGCTCTGTGGCCTGGCACCTGCAGAACGGTAAGACCGTGGTGCGGGTCGAGGGCAAGATTGGCGGCGTTTCTGTCTACCGTCTGGAGCCTCTGGAGGCCTTCCATGAAGTACCCCAAGGGCAGCGTGGTTAAGTTGCCGCCCCGGCCTGGCCGGGGCGTTGTTCTCAACGTGTTCCCAATGCCGGATGAGCGATTTCGTTACGGCGTCGAGTGGGACAGCGGCTCTTACCAGGTCTACGACGAGAAAGAGATCCAGTGGGCGACGGTTGACCGCCCCAAAGTGTACGGGAGTTTGGTATGACACCTAACGCGAAAGGCCTTATCGGGGCCATCAAAGCCGGCCAGGCGTTCCTCGGGATGGATGACGACACCTATCGTCAGATGATTGCCAGGGTCACCGACGGTAAAACCTCCTGCCGGCAGTGCTCGCTGGACGAGCTGCAGCGCGTCAGGGAATACCTGCATCAGCAGGGGTTCCCCCGCAAAACCGCCCGGCACGGACGCCGGCCGAAGGTTGCCCGCTCACGCGAAGCCATCCTGGCCAAGATTGAGGCGTTGCTGGCCGAGGCCAAGCGCCCCTGGAACTATGCCGAGGGGCTGGCGGCGCACATGTACCAGCAGCATGTGCTGGAGTGGCTGACCGTCGAGCAGCTGTCTGCGGTGATGAAGGCGCTGATCATCGACGCCAAACGCCGCAAAAACAGGAGTAAGCCATCATGAAATTTAACGAGATCAAGCCCGATTTAAGCCAGGTTGAAGCGCTGTTGCCGTCGGTGGTCATTGAGCTGATCTCACTGATTGGCTACGCCAAGACCGAGGAAATGATAAGCCACCTGGGCGGCATCACCTTCAAGGTCGGCAAGTCCGTGCGTAAAAAGGGCAACCGGCGCGGCGAGCTGCTGGTCGAGCTGCTTGGCAAGGAGACGGCCGCTATCATCGAAAAGCATTTTGGCAGCGAGCCGGTGTATATTCCGCGCTGTGACAGCGCGTTGCGTGAGTGGCGTAACCGCCGTTTCATCGACGAGCACAACGCCCTGGTGGCGGCCGGTGAAAGTTCCCGGTTTGCGCGCATCACGCTTTGCCCCAAATATGGCGTGACTGACAGGTGGGCGCAAAAGCTGTTGGCTGAGCGACAGGTATCGTCACAGCAATTAGATCTGTTATAGTAAATTTGCCTGATATCAAAGGGTGACGAACACCGTCCCCGCTTTGAAAAACTCCGTTTTAATCATACTGGCACCATCTTTCACCGGATGGTGCTTTTTTATGATTACCCCCGAACAGTTACGCCGTGCAGCCAGGCTAACCCCCGCAAATGTGTCACGCTGGCACGCGCCTATCACGTCAGCGATGGCTGAGTTTGGCATTGATACCCCCAAACGGCAGGCGGCGTTTCTGGCGCAGGTTGGCCATGAGAGCAACAGTTTCACCTCGCTGTCCGAAAGCCTCTACTACACCGACGCCCGCCGTATTGCGACCATCTTTCGCACCGGCTTTGATCTCGATGGCGACGGCGTGGTTGACCCGGACGAAATCGAGTTTGCGCGCGGCTACGTTCGCCGCCCGGAGAAACTGGCCAACCGTGCCTACGCCAACCGGGGCGGCAATGGCCCAGAGTCATCCGGGGACGGCTGGCGCTATCGTGGCCGTGGGCTGATTCAAACCACCTTCAAGAACAATTACCGCGCCGCTGGCAATGCCCTGGGGCTTGATCTGCTCGGCAGTCCTGACTTGTTGCTGCAGCCGCTACCGGCAGCACGTTCTGCCGCGTTCTTCTGGTGGTCGAACAATCTCAACAACTACGCCGACAGCGGTGATTTCAAGGGGCTGACGCGCCGGATCAACAGCGGGATGTTGGGAATGGATGACCGTCTGGCCCGTCTGAAAGATGCCGAGGCCGCCTTATGTCCGCGCTGATAAGAACGCTGTTGCGCCGCCTGGGCGAACTCATCACCAATCCGGCCACCGGCCGCTTGTCCACCTCGGACACCATGGTGTTGGGTGCGTTCCTGGTGGCGTCGTTCGTAATTGTCTGGGTTACGGTGACCGGTCATTTGGAAGAGTGGCACCTGGCCGCCTACCTGGGCGCGTTCGTTTTCCAGTCTCAGGCGTCGAAATTCGCCGCCATCAAGCGAGATAAGGCCAAGCTGGAGGTGGGCGATGCTGTTAACCCTCAGACTGGTGCTTAGTCACCTGCAAACCCATTTCCTTTCCTATCTGCTGGCGCTCGGCGTCGGCGTTGGTGCCTATTACCTGGGGCAATCTGCCGGCCGCGCTCAATTGCAGGGCGACCTGACGAAAGCCAAGAACACCATTGGCCAGTTGGCTGCGGATAAGTCTGAGCTGAATGAAGCACTGCGCCAGCAGGCCGAGCAGCACGCCCTGGCCATGGCTAAAGCGCTGCGCGATCTGCAGGCGGCGCAGCAGCTCGGCGACAAGCTCTCCCGTGAATTGGAGCAGAGCCAATCTCACCTGCAGGCAACGAAAGACAAACTCAAGAAGGCGATTGACGATGCGGTTAAAAACGATGTGGGTTTTACCGGCATTG